ATGGAAACTCGAAGAAATTACACTCGCCAGAAAAAAGCCTACGCTCCGAAAGTTTCGGAACAAGGCAAGCTACAACCTCAGGACAAAGAGCTCGAAGAAGCCGTGTTGGGAGCTCTCATGCTCGAAAAAGATGCCTATACCACCGTTTGCGACATCTTAAAGCCAGAGTGTTTCTATGAGCCGACCAACCAACTTATTTATAGTGCAATATCCCGGTTGGGAGCACAACAACGCCCCATCGACATGCTCACCGTCACCGAGCAACTGCGACTCGACGGAAAGCTCGATGAAGTCGGCGGAGCCCTCCGTATTTCCGAACTTACCGGACGTGTAGCATCGGCGGCGCACATCGAATACCATGCCCGCATCGTAGCCCAAAAATATTTGGCTCGGGAATTAATCGAATTTTCCAGCGAAATACTCAACAAGGCCTTTGACGAGACCAACGACGTAGATGACCTTATGCAGGAAGCCGAGGGGAAACTCTTTGAAATTTCCCAACGTAACCTGAAAAAAGACGTTACTCAAATAGACCCGGTACTGAGCGAAGCTATCAGACAAATTCAAATAGCAGCCAATCGAAGCGACGGATTGAGCGGACTGCAAACCGGGTTTCACGACATCGACAAAATTACTTCTGGTTGGCAAAATTCCGACCTCATCATTATCGCAGCCCGTCCCGCTATGGGAAAAACGGCATTCGTCCTTTCTATGGCAAAGAACATGGCTGTCAGCTATAACACGCCGGTGGCTATCTTCTCGCTCGAAATGTCCAATGTCCAGCTTGTCAATCGTCTCATCATCAACACGTGCGAAATCCCCGGCGATAAAATCAAAAGCGGACAGTTGGCCCCGTTCGAATGGGAACGGCTCATGTCTCGTATCGAAATACTGAGGAACGCTCCTATATATATAGACGATACCCCCAGCCTTTCCGTTTTTGAACTTAGGACAAAAGCACGCCGATTGGTTCGCGAGCACGGAATCAAAATCATCATCATAGACTACTTGCAACTGATGAACGCTAGCGGTATGTCCTTCGGGAGTCGAGAACAAGAAGTCAGCACCATATCCCGTTCGCTCAAACAATTGGCAAAAGAGCTTCAAATACCTATCATCGCCTTGTCACAGTTAAATCGTAGCGTGGAATCCCGGGGTAACGACAAAGACGGTAAAGAAGGGAAACGCCCGCAACTTTCCGACTTGCGTGAATCGGGAGCTATCGAGCAAGATGCCGATATGGTTTGCTTTATACACCGTCCCGAATATTATACTCGGTCTAAGGAAGATGCCAATGGAAACAGTATCGAAGGCTTGGCAGAATTTATCATAGCCAAACACCGTAGCGGTGCGACCGATACCGTGAATATGAAATTCGTCTCTTATCTGGCTCGATTCCAAAATTACGACGAAGACACCCGACTGACCGATTTCAGTGCACCGGTAACCTCGAAGTTCAATACTCCCGACACGAACACACCATCGGCAGCGCCACTGTCTGGGAACCCCGATTTCCTGAATCCCCCCGGTTCGTCCAATAACGATATACCCTTCTGAAAAGAACTTTTATCTCCCGACCGATGTTATTCTTTCGAATAACTAATATAGTATGGAGAAAAAACGACAAAAAATCTGGACTGCGATAGGTGTAGGCATAGCTATCGCACTACTGTTATATTGGCTCACATTGGCCATGTGGATAGACGATGATACCGATACCCCTATGCCTCCTCCCGTAGAAGAAATCTCGAATTATTAAAATATACTAAAATCGCTACGGATAAAAACTTTTTGCAATACAAGTGTGTTTTATTATCGAAACCGGGAAAGAAACGGCTCTCCTTAGGGAAAAAGAAGCGAAGCGTCGCTTCCGTCGAGCCAAAATCTCCGGTCTGGAAGAGTTAATTTATACGATAATATTCTTGTTTTTTGTGTGTTTCATTGGTATTATATTATCCTTTGTTTATTCCTGTAATAAACATTATCCTCTTTCTTGTTTTTGATATATTTCAAGTAGTAAAGCCCCGTCGTGAGACGAGGCTTTACTATTTATATCCCCTCATCAACGTATTCCGAGTCTGTTTAATGCTTGCTGGTATCGAATTGCATTTCGTTGATGCTCTGCCAAAGTCACGGCAAAATTATGATAGCCCGAAAAATCCTCTTTGGCGCACATATAAAAATACCCGTTCGGTGTATGTGTCAGCACGGCATCGATAACCTGCTTCGAAGGAATCCGTATAGGGCCGGGAGGCAATCCCGTAACCCGATAAGTATTATATGGCGATTCTATGGTCAAATGAACATTCAATATGCGTTTCAGCGAAAAATCTCCGTGGGCGAATTTTACCGTAGGGTCTGCCTGCAAAGGCATGCCTTTACGCAATCGGTTCATATAAAGACCCGCAACCTTTCCCATTTCATCACGTTTGTTAGTCTCTTCCTCTACGATCGAAGCCAGAGTCGCTACCTCCACAGGAGTCAATCCCCACCGCTTTGCCTGTTGCTCCCGCTTTCCTTCCCAATAAATACGATACTCCCGCTTCATCTTCTGTAAAAAAGATTCGGGAGTTATAGTCCAGTAAAACTCATAAGTATCCGGTAAAAACAAAGCCGGGAGAGTCGCATTCGTAAAACCTAAATCCGCACAAACACTATCGTTGTACAATAAAGCCAACAACTCCTCTTTCGAAAAAAACAACTGCTCCGATACCCTTTCGGCCAATTGTTCGAGAGTGCGTACGTTATTAAATGTAACTCGTACGGGAGATTGGCTTCCCCTCGACAATTTCAAAGCCATCTGCCGAGCTGTCATACCGGCATGAAGCCGATAAGCCCCTACACGAACATCAGGATCGAATTTATAAAACGACAGCAAACGTTTTACTCTCAGGATCGATTTCTCATCTGGAATCACCGAATGCAAAGCACTATCGAGCTGAACATCATTCCACTTCGGATAAACATAGCACACCGTTTGTTCGGTAATAACAGGATCATACAAATAACTCTTCATTACCGGAATAAACAAACATGCGAGAATCAAAATAATCCCTCCTGTTATCCAAGCAAATATCTTTATACCTTTATTCACATTCGACATAATAATCCGATTATACACAGCGCAAAAGCACCTTGACGGGACAAAAGTAACGATTATTCCCGAAATAAAATAATGCGAAAAAGTTTGCTGTTTCAAATATTCCGCTTATCTTTGCGCTGCATTTGAAAAAATGACGTCAACGACAAATCGTCCTTTGGAAGGATGGGTGAGTGGCTGAAACCACCAGTTTGCTAAACTGACGTACTCGAATGGGTACCGGGGGTTCGAATCCCCCTCCTTCCGCAAATGAAAAGCGTAACATTTTGTATAATAAAGTGTTACGCTTTTAACATTTTAAATATGCACAATATTTGCACAAGATATTATAATCCTATTTACTCTTTCTCTTCCAAAGTTACATCAATTCCTACGATCTCACAATATTTAAGGAAGTTGTTCAAGTTGACATTCTTCCCACTTTCAATGGCAATGACTGTTCCAAAGTTCATACCCTGTTTCCAGATATTATATTGGGACAGCCCCTTTTCTTCGCGAATCTTACGCACTTGTTTCGATAATTCTTCTATTGTCATACTCCTATTAATTCCTTCTTTATCGCCTCTAAGAATGCGATAGATGTTAATACCGTATTCCTATAATTATAATCACTACCTGCTGCAATTGCATTCTTACGACCGTCTAAAATCAGCGTATCAATGAATAACACCATTTGCCGAACCGTAATATTTCCGATGTCTGCCGAGAATGTCGATAGCGATGTATAATACTTCATAGCCTGTTTTAAAAGCCCCCGTATTTTAGTCTTATCAGGATTTTTACCTGTAATACGCTTAATGCTGATCTTTGCGGAAATATTAGATCCTGACAATCCGGGCTCTATGCGGTAATCCTCTCCGACTTCCTCGACAATACCGTCTATATACTCGACTTTGGCGATGAATCCATTGTCTATGTCCGAACAGTATATGAAGTCGACTTCTCCGAACTTGTGCGCCCGGTTATGGTCTACAATGAATAATGGAAATTCCCTTTTCATTCTTCGTCCTCCTCGTTTTCCTCGTCGTCATCGACTTTAACAAGATGTTCAAGATCTTCGCTTATATACCCCTTATACTCCCTTATGGCTTCCAATTCCGAGTCGCTGAGGTCGTCTATATCCTCTATCTCGATAGTATAATATCTGTCATAATTGCCATCGAAGTCTATCTCTCCTGTTCTTCCGTTCTCGTCGTCCTCACTAACGACAGTGCCCACTTCGTCTGCAATATAGGGTTTGCAGAACCTCCCATGCTCGTCCCTGTCTTTCGTGAACAAGCGATCTGACAACATGCTACACACATCTGAGAATGTTTCTTCTCCGACAAATTCAACATGACCGGGGTTAAAGAATCTGCCACCTCGGCAAACATGAAATGATAATACCATTGTTCTTTTCGTTTCCATATATAAGTAATTTTTATTTATAATTATTTGCCCCATACTGGTGTGTAACAATCTTCAAGATTTATGTTATTCTCGATCGCCGAACAGGCAAGTATCCATGCTTGCTTACTCGACATGTTGGCAATCTTGAAACTCGGATAAGTGCATTTTTCATCTATCGTTTTGGCCACATTGGAGGCAAACACATTCAACTTGATTATTTCGTTTAAAAACCGATAGAACGGGTTGAAATGCAACTCATACGAATTGTTATTATTCCATCTTTCATAGCTAGCAATTTGTTGAAGTCTGTTGGATAATTCCTGAGCTTCTTTGTATTGTTCTGTACCTTTCTGTAACATGACTCTATTTTAATTGGTTACTGTTTGTTTTTGATTACATGGTAAAGATACTACATTTTGTTGTATATACAAAATATTATAGTATAAATATTTCATGATTTATCAATATTTAACAAAACGAATGATGTGGAAAATTTTCCTCATTATTTTATACGATATAGTCTATTTTCGTATAGTTGTGGAAGATTTTCCGCAAAAATGATTGACATGGAATTAAACACGAATGCCGGAGCTTCTCACCCCGGCATTTCCCTGTTCATCATTTGCATTTCCTAATATTCCTTTGAAATTTTCTGCTTATAACGCTTTCATTCCGTTATAAATAATTCTTTAAGCTCAACTAAGTCTCCCGATGTAATACGAATATACCCCATATTTCCAAATACCAAATTAGTCAGGAGATTATTTGGTATTTCTATTTTCATAGCCCCGGAGCCAAGATTACCTTTAAGAATACCCAGATTAAATTCTCTTTCTTCCATAGAATTGAACATTTCAATGAAATCATCGAATAGCATATTAACATCTATGTTCCCATTTTCGTCGCAAATAAATAAAGATAATCCATCGATAAGTTCGTTAATCTTTTTGTCTTCTTTCAACAAATAATTTTTTGCTCCACGTTTGAGGTATGTGGATACAGTTTTTAATTGGGGATTATTTCGTGTAAAATCATCGATCCTATCATCTATCCATGTATGAGCAGCCCTATTAAACTTTGTTTTTACAGCTTCCAGTTTTTCTTTCAGTTCCATTATTTCTTAGATTTAGACGATGTTTTTCTTTGTTTCATATCCATAAATTCATTCCAGCTCATGTCGCTGTACTGAGTAATATATTCGTTCATCAAGGCGTCCTTTTTATCCGCTTCGTCCTTAACAGTTTTCTTCAATCGTTTGGTGAGGGTAAGGTGTTTGTCCAACGCATCTTTCCCGTCCTTTGTCCCTTCGACTATCGGTCTCATAATCCGCATATACTCCCGGTTGAGAATACTCTGAATTTCCATGCTGCTTTGCTGAAATTCTTCATTCTCTTGCATAAACCTAAACTCCTTTTCGGTCAAGGAGTCCATAATCCTGTCTATTTCGTCCCACACGGGAGAAGAAGTCGTTTGCGCAGATTGCCGATAGTTTCTTTTCATTTCAGCAATTTTTTGTTGCATGGCTTCCTGTTCTCTCTCCAATTCGGGGATAGAAAAGTTCCTGTCGTTTAATAAAGGGTCTGTAAAATTCATAATTATTCGTGTTAGTGGTTAGTAATCGGTAATGAAAGTGGTATCGCCCCCGAAGGGGCTCTACCACTAACGCTTTTTCTTGCGTTTCTTTTCGGCCTTTATGCCGTCGGAGTTTCCGACGCTGCTCTTTGGCAGTTGCAACCGAAAGGGTTTGCACCCTCCAAAACAGTTACGGTAGGAGTAGAAGGAAGACCTACAACGCCATAGATAGCTCGGCAAGTCTTGCGATCCGTGTAATTGATGGAGGCTGTGAAGGCACGATCGATTTCGCACTGAATCAATCTGTCTTGATACGGGCGGGTGGCTTCCAAAACAGCTACCTTCTTGTCCAGTTCATTGAATTTGTTGGCGTATCGCTCGTTCAATACATCGTATAAATCTCGGCTTGTCTTGTAAAGCCCGAAATCTGCATCGATTTGCGACTTATACAACTGGAATTTTTCAGCCACATCGGTTTCACGATGTGCATACATTTGGTCTTGCGTGTTGACTTTTAATCCCCAAATGGTATTGGTGAGAGCAATTGCATCCTCGCATTCTTTTTCCCATGCTTGAAATGCGGTGGGAGCGACAGCACTTGAACCTCCCCAGCCACCAGTCGTCGTGTTGATGTTTACGTTCTCAGGCATGGAACCGCCACCGAAAATCCCGTTACGTCTTCCCCAAAGCGCACCTGCGCCAAGAGCTGTACCAACGATTCCCAATGCTAAACCGGCATTACCTACACCCTTAGAGGCATACTCTTTCTTTCCTTCTTCGTAGACTTTCTTTTCTACGATTTCTCTGTTAATTCCTTCCATATGTTTTTATTTTTTTAGTTATACCGAAAGAACATCTTCCGGTGTGTCAAACATACGGTCATAACAGTTGCTATCTATGAATTTCAGTTGCTATGCGTTTGCTAATTAGTTGATTGTTCTTTAATAGAATGTAACTTTGTGAAATCCTGTGTGATAACGTGTTTTTCAACTTATTCACTCCTTGTCGTGTCATAGACAAGTAAGACGCTATATTTTCTTCCGTAAATCCGAGCGATACCAACGCACAGATGAGCAGGCAACGTGCGTCGACCGCATTTTTGTTCGCACCGTTGATCAATTCGCCGTAACACAGCTCACATTCCTCGCAAACGATTTGCAAGACGTGTTCAAAGATTTCATTGGTTTTCATATCTCTTGCCTTTTTAAATATTTGTTAAATTATAGATTGTTGACACAATAAAAAACATCACGTTCCTGTTTAAAGGCTGTGAAAGCCTCGTAACATTCCCAGTGATGTTGTCTCTTGTTAGTTTTGGAAGAGCAGCAAGAGATTGAGGCTTTCCTTTATACTCCGAAGCCTCGGAAGGAGTCGTAAATCAAATTATATCAAGAAACCCAGTCCTTTCAATTTTGTTATCCATTTCACGATGTAAGGGACAAGTAGCAAGACAATGCCACCGAGAGCCCACCAGCACCATCGGGGAGTCTTGTACTTTACTACCTCGACGGGGTAGGGTACTTGTATGCTGTCCGTCTTCTCCTTTTTCAATTCTTCATATTTCCGTTTAAGCTCGTTAAAATCTCTTTCAAGGCTTCTATATCGCTCCGTTTCACGATAGTACTTTTCCTTGATTACATTCCCCTCATTATCCTGTACAATGACAGTTGAATCCTTGATAAATATCGAATCTATCGTTCTTGTTTCATAGCGTAGAATCAGAGAATCGATTATGTTTACAGAATCTTTTATATCTGATTTCGAAGGAATAGGCACATACTTCACCGAACGGCAAGACCATATTGCGGACATTAGCAAAATAGTAATGATGAAAAGAGGTACATGTCTCATAAGCTCAGTATTTGTTTCCGGTTCTTCGATTTCGACACATAAGACACGTGCACCCAACTGTAATCGCTCTCATTCAAAAGCTGGTCGAAGGGAAGGTTATCCCGTATAAGCTCGAACAGTTTCTTATTCTCCGTCTTGCTCCCTGCCGTTATATCCGCCGCATTACCCCTCATGTGCTGGCTGTTTTTCGCACCACCCACGGCGGCATTGAGTTTGGGACAACGATAGCCCGAATTGACGGTTATCGCCTTCCCGTACATCTCCCGCAAGGGGTCTAAAACATGGGTGACAAGGTTCGACAGCGCAACAGACGCTTCGGGAGTAGGGGTATTGTCTATACCCAGTTTATCGGCCGTCGAACTCTTTGTGAGTTCTTTCATCGTGAAGTATTTCATATCCATTCTTCATTTTTGGCGACAAAAAAAGCGGTGACTTTTTAGAATCACCGCTTGTAACGAATGTATGAGAGAGTAGCCTTAGGGTTAGGCTTATCCGTTATTGAAAATGGGACAAACGTAGGCCGAAGGCATTATCAATCCTCTCTCCTCAATTCATCGAGCCATTGTACAGGGTCGACATCTTTTAGACGAGGATAAGCCTTTTCGATTAAAGAATTTAAATAACTTTCATCGAATTTTGGAGAATAATCAGCCGGTATCGGAGGTTGAGAATCCGTATCGGACGAGTTCTGGACATAGGGGAATGAACCTTTTGTATCCATGTGAGCAATGTTTATTTTTTTCTGTTCGGGAAAATACCCTTTAATACGATATTGGCTAAACCTAATACATTGATAGTTGTCGTAGCCAGTAGAGCTATCAATATTTCCGGTCCCAATGAAAATAATCCGATCCCGCAAAATACAAGAATGGCAATTACTATGAATAACCATATGGGGATAATCCACATGACCCATCTGGCCAAATGTTTACGAAATTGTGTATCTTGTGAATATCGCTCCCGTATTTGTTCGGATAAATTCTTGTCGTCTATATCGCCCAAATTTGAGTCTGGAGAAATATGGACACCATTCTCACTACGTAAATCCAAGCCGCTAAAAGAATCTTTCTGTTTAGTCATGCTTTGGGAGAAATTAGTGTCTTAAAATACTCTTGGATATAACTATCCGGGATTCTATCCCCCCAACTGAATGAAGGCTGCTTAACGGTCCTATCCCACGGAGAACCGGGCTTGTGAGACCATTCCGTCAGATAGGCGGCAGTTTTAGAACCATAGCTGCCAAAGACCAGTTTCATCAGAGATTCCATTTCGGAATCACGGGCTATTTTTTCAAGGTTTTCATCAGAAAGGGAAATTTCTGAAAAATCCTTTTTTATCAATTTATTTCGAGTGGTCGGGAAAACCGGACCATACGGCCAAGCCTGAGGGTGCTCGTTTGTCAAGCGTTCGTTCTTTACGTAAAGATATACTCCATAAGCTATATACAACAACTTTTGAAGCTTAGTCATGTTAATGAAAAACTTATTCTGGTTAGCAAACGCAATGATATAGTTTGCAACCGTAACGCTATCGTATTTATAGGTATCGCTTATCATCTTGTTGCAAAGTAACAAAAAATATCGTAACATGCAACCAATTCTTATACTTTTTTACGATAAATCAAACGGTGATTCCAAGAAGTCAAAGAACGCTTTCCCGTCGCCGGGTTATAAATCATTCAATCTTTCACGCAATCCATACAAACAGCTGTATGGGAAACCCGCCCAAAATGGTCGTCAGCAAGTCGGCATACGACCAAGCCCCCGGCTTCCTCCACTCGTCGACAGCCTCCTTGATACAGCCAGCTATGGCAGAGAACAGCACACAATATTCCGCCGTTGCACCTATCACGATGGAGAAGAAAGAGGCGATGACACCTCCTGCGATAAAATGCAGCAGCTTGTCGTGGGGAATAGACAATAACAACCCTTTGATTCTTTCCAAAATTTTCTTCATATTATTCGTTATTTAATCGGTGATAAAAATCGAGCTTGATACGGTCATAGACAGAAAATACATTGGTTCTAGCCCTGTCATCGTTCACCGTATGGGCATATATCTCGTTCTCGACAACCTCTGCCACCCAGTCTATCCATTCAGGATTGGTATAACATGAAAGACGTTTACCCCGATAGGTAAAGTAGTCGAAACGGCTGTTCCTGTCCTCGTACTGGTTCGTGAGATTTCCGATAATTTTTTCATGCGTCCTATTCCTGTCGGATATATGGTTTTCCTTCCTAACTTGTTCGATAATTTCCAAAACCCGTCTGGCGGAAAGGTTGAAAAATTCACTCGTCATGTTCTTTATCCGAAGCTGCGTTTCCGGTCTCAGACCTTCCGATATGTCGGACAGCATGTTATTCTGGTCGTTCGTCTTTTCGATAAGCTCTTTCAGGGATTCGCCGTAATCCTCCATGCTCTTGGTGATAATCGATTTGAACCACTTGAAGCAGGCCACCATCATCATGGCCGACAACACCAAGAAGAATGCTGCGGTCATCACCAAGAACCCCTGTTCGCTTATCCCTCTGGCTACCTCCGTAGCCTCGTTTATCCCTCCCATATCAATGTTTCTGTTTTTCGATTAACAATCTGGCTTCCTCTTTGCAGGATTCCGCATAGGCGTTATAAGCCTCGAACTCCTCTGCTTTCGTATCTCTTTGCCGAAGTATCGCCAACTCCTCCGACAAGGTATATTTCCGACGTATCAATCCGTTTACCGTTTCTCCGTAGTCCATTGGTACGGGAGGTGTTTCCGTGCCGTCCTCCGTCGCTTCCGGTGCTTCCTCGTATTCATAGACTATCGCCCCGTTCCGGTAATACATCACGGGTATTTTTCCGGGTATCTCTTCGGGAGATGGGATAATACCGACATCTATCAACCCTTCTCTCTCATTGTCGGCGTATATGCCTATAATCTTCTCGTTTTTAATAGCTATATACATAATTCATTCGATTAAAGGGTATTGATTATTTCTATTCGATGTCTTATTTTGGTATTTGATGTAGAAAGAGTAGCGGCGAGGAACGCTCCGGGATAATTCGGCACGAAAAGATAATTCTTGTTGGTAACAGGTCTGTAAAACCCGGAATTAGTCACGGATAAAATATTCGTACTTGTATCGAAATTTGGGAATGCCATACTATTGCCGTAAAATTCGATACTGTATGGGAAATTTTGATACGAGTTTCTTCCTCCGATGTTCTCGGCGGAGAATACATTATTCCCCTTATTAGTCAGAGATATTACATACCTATTTGATTCTAATATAAAAATAAAACTTCCTGTTTTTAAATTTATGTTATATACAATGCTACCCTGTGACGTTGTAATCTGTGTGTTATTATTTGAGAAGGCCAGCTCTATCGAGTACAGATTATTATCTTCATCTACAATCTTGATATGGTTTTTGGCAGAAACCCAAACAAGGGTGTACTTCACACTTCCATCTGGCAGGGTTATCCATCTATTTCCAAATACAGTATAGATGCCTACGGCGGGGTCTATGGAATCGACAATTTCTACCACCTTGTCTTCCATCGAACATCGGAGTATCTGTTTATTGACACTATCGACCCCGTATATATAATCCTTTGTAATTAAGACTTCTTTGTTCTTGAATGTAGAGTATACATACTGAACAGGAATAGGTATCAGCTCCTCTGAAATGAATGTGCCGTCTTCCTCGTTCAGTTTTACAAGCCAAATACCTGAGTTTCGGTCATTGTATTTCGTACATATGATATATACGGTATCATCGATTACTCTTAATTGCTCGGCTGATTCGTGCCATCGTGTTCCATAACCCTCCAATTTGACGTCCCAAAACACCTCGTAAGTGTCCAAAGAAAACTTCAAGCACCTGCCCATCGTAAGCAGGTAACAAGTTTTGTCGTTTTTTATCTCTTTGAATCCTATATACCTTAAATCTGTGGCTTCAAGAAAAGCATGGGAAATGTAAAAACCATTCTCTTTGTATGCGATACTCTCCGCCGCTTGGTTTGCTTTATCAGCTGCCGCATTAGCGAGAGTTGCCGAATTGTTCGCTGCCGTTGCGGCATTCTCCGCATTTCCCGCCGCCGTGTTAGCGTTCGATGTGGCTGTGCGGGTATCAGTAATAAGCCCTTCGAGCGTAGTTTGCATTTGGGAAAAACTCGTCTCTCTTAGAACTTCCGCTTCGGCTCTCTCACTCTCCGCCGAGGCACGGCCGCTTTCAGCAGATTCCCGTTTCGCTTCTTCTGCCGTCAACGTGACACCGAGAGCCTCTATATCCGTGGCCGCCTTGTTCGCCTTTTCAGCAGCTTGATTGGCGACTTCCGCCGCCTCTGTCGCAGGGCGTTGAAGATCGGCGATTTGCTCCGGCGTAAAATCGTCGTAGGTAAAAGGGTCTCCCTTATCTCCTTTTTCACCGGGTAAGGCAACCATTTCTTCCACCACGGCGGCATCGGGCACTACCACCTGCTCATGAACAATTATGCAATCACTATCTGCCATATCACTTGATGATTATATTGGTTTTGTAAACATCGCCATAGTCCCATTTGCCGTCATCGAAATCGGCATCCTCTATCCAGTAGTGCCTCTCGACCGTGAGCAAGCCATAGCGGAAAGTCCCGGAATTGAATATGCCGTACAGCACGCCGTCACGGAACACACAGTTTTTACGTGTCTTTCCGTCGTAGCTCACTTCGCAACAACAACCGGCCTCGTCCTTGTAGATGAACTTAAACTTCTTCGTCTCGGCATCGATCGGGCTCCCGTTCTTGTCTTCAAAGCCAATGGTAAACTTAATATCCTCCCACGAGTATTTCACTACGGGCTCTTTGTCACTCATCGATCAATCTCCTATAATCTTAAATATGCTACGCCTGCTTATTGGCTTTTTGCAGATACAGCATTCTTCCGAATCATTAATATAGTACAATACTTCCTCTATATATTTCAATCCGATAGAATAAGTATCATCGGCTATCATTTGTCGTTCCTTTAATTCTGTATGCGAAGAATAGGCATCGTTGTTATTCATAGTTCCAAACCTCGTCGGCAAGCTATTACCGAATTTTACGACACGTGAATAGGCCAGATAGGCAACAGCCTTCTTCAACCCTCCGATAATGCGATCTTCTCCTTTCTTCGATTTATGCAAACCTCCATTTAGTAATATTGTATCTTTACTCTGCATTATCTTCTGAAATAGAGTATCTCCTACTAGATAGCGAATGTCTATATCTATCGCCTCGTCTATCGCTTTATTTGCAATTTCCTTATCTGCATAGCAAGGCCTTGCCAATGTCGATATATCAGTTGGTGTTATTAGTGCTGCCATACAACATCGATTGTATTTTAAAAGTATCAGACGTGAGTTCTCCGAATGGTTGTTCATACCAATTCTTGAATATAGATAACAAGGCTCTCGATATTGCCCTCTGCTCTTTGGTTACCTTACCCGAATAGTAGGAATAAGCGTCAGCCAATATATCACCAGAGAAGCCGAGCTTTCCTTTTCTTATTGCCAAAAATGCTTCTTGGTTGAATGCTGAATAGATATTATCTATTATGCTATCCGCCGTTACGGTAAATTCCTTATCATAATTGTTGGTCGACAAACTTATAAATTCAGGAGATTGCTCGTCAGCTCCTATCTCTATCTCTACTATCTTGCAGGCATTAAAGTCTCCCTGCAAGTTTTTCAACACAGGAGAATATTCACTTTCGTAACTCTCATGTCCGTAAGATCTCCTTTCATCGTCAAAATAATTCTCTTGAATATCTGTTCCTTTCCTTGTAATCAATGCCCCGCTCGGCAAGAAGTTATTCCGGGCGTTGCGATAACGTACATTGGCAAGTCCTTCATCTGTACTCATATCCGTGATAACAGGGTCATACACCGGAAGAGGGTAAACCATGTTGCCATTCCTCGAATACCATAACACCTGCCCCTTATAATCATTTATCCCAACCTCTTCAATTTCGGTAATTGCAGAATTGGGATCGAAAACATGAATGAAACTAATGTTCGACTTGTTGACTCGAACTCGTTTCCCATTCCTAGTCTCATCACCCGTCCAGTTAGGGTGAATGGCTATTTCTGTCACTTTACCGTAATCGTTTGGCTCTTTAAGTCTCGTTGTAATGAAGGGGATATGATGAATGTTGCGAATCTTTCCTAATACGTCATAATTGGCATGTATTGCAAAACCTCCGAACTTTGCAAGATCATTTGCTAACAATCCCAACAAGTCATCTAGTGTATCTCCGCTTTTGTTGATTTTGTAGTCTGAAATTATTTGAGAGTTAAATCCATTCCCTTCTATGAAATCTGCATAGCGAGACAAACAGCCGGAGGCGATAGACGACGATGCTACCACCTCGGCTAATTTATTGGGATACAAATTATCTTCACCATAGCTCTGTATATTCAGGCTACTCAGATAATTCGTGTTAATCCTCTTTTGAGGCTCCTTTACGGCTTTTAGATTCATAGAACTCGTCAGGGATTACAGAAAACATGGTTCGCAAGCCGGGGTTATTGGTCAGATATTCTTTGGCTATATCATCGGTAAGGTTCTCATTCGTGTAAACACGTGGATCACCGAACACTTGAATCACAGCTCCGGGTTTTAATACAAATTTCGATTTCTCTTTCATCTTCTTGTTCCTTTTTAAATAAGTGAATGTTTCAATCAATGCGTCTCTATGCTTGTCCTTGCAGTTACATTTCCGAACTTCTTTTTTCAAGGATTCTTTATAGAGTTTCTCGATCGTTCGATGATCCTCCTGCGATAGGGAGTTTATTCTCCCTATCAACTCGGAGGATAATTTCATCGCTTCTTCATAGGTCATAGACTTTAAGAAGGATTAACCAACGAATTAATCATCGCCAGCGTCGCTTCATAACTGGTCTTGAACAAATAAACTTCTGCCACAGGGCTTTCAGTTTCAGTCATGGTAACCTGCCAGCCACCTTGTGTATCCGAGCTATACGGGTCACGAGTCGCTGCCGTTGCGAACATGCCTTGTTTGATACCGAAAACTTCAAAGGAACTGTCTCCCTTCGCACCTTGTGTGGCACTAAGATTCTTCCATGTGTTTTCGAGAATCACGACATACTTACCATTGAACAAGGGGTCTATCACTGTTTCAGCAATCTTGGGACCTTTGTTCAATATCGTAAATTGGACATTTTTAGTTACCGTATTGGAAATTGTTCCAACGGCCAGTTCAGAGGTAGATCCTGTATATGGCGTATTTCCTCTTTGAACGATTTCATAGGCCTTTTTCCCGTCTTTTAGAACAAGGTCGGAAATCGTATTCGCACCAGAAAAGGTGGTGGCCGTAAAATCGATGTCGTCCCAGTTAATAATTATTCCTTTGTGCTCATACCCCTTTGTAATAGGATCGTTACAGTTTGGAACTATTCCTGCCGAAATCAAACTAACACAGTCTGTTGCCATTTCATTTTCCTTTCTTAAAAAATTATTTAGCATGCTACTTGAACTAACTCATCTTCTGCGATTAAAGTACCGAGGTCTCCTGTCGAATAAATTTGAGTTTGTCGTTTTTCACGATTGAAGAAAATATCCAAATCTGAAATCAATTCTCCGGGAGCCCCCACAAGTAAATTCTTCGGCGAAGTGTAAACAGCTCGGTGAGGAATGTTCAACTTCGTCTTATCATTTTGATATTTTTGAATCATTCTATCCCAAATCGATACGGAATAAATAGGAACACCATTGTATTGCGCCATTTGAACACCATCGAAGATAACTTCCCACGGCATTATCGTGCTGTAAGTCTTCTTCACATCTTGCGTCAATGCGTCTGCCAATGATTTTGTCATAAAAATAGCCGCCCCATCAAGGGTAGAAATTCTTGGGTCTGCTTCCATCAACATGGAGTCTACTATGCCCGTTGCAACACCGGATTCTAATAATTTCGATTTTTGAAGGGCTGCCGTTGTTTGCGAATTTGCCGCAATTGCTGTTTTCTGAGATTCATTATCTGTAATTATTGCAAACAATCGCTTCCAGAATCCATCGGCAACTGTAAACAAGTTAGTATTAACCCCGTCTGTTATCTGACCGCTTCCTTCGGTTATATTCTTTGCGTCCTTGTCGCCGAACCAAATTAACCGCCACATCATATTTATCATGGCCTTTTCCAACGCAGGTCGATAGACAACATTCATATATTCGATAGAGGTCATGTCGCCCTTATCCGTGCCTGTTTTCAGCGTATATTCGGCTACTGTACCCATAATATCGTCATAACAGAGCTTTAAGGGTATTTCCCATTCTCCCAATTCCCACTCTTTTTCGTTCGCATCAATGGAAGCAGATACATAAGTAGGATTACAACGGTTGGTCAGTTTCGTTCCGACATCTTCCATATCTCCTATGAACCCTAATTTCTTCCCGTTTCTCGCACTAGTCATCAATGTAAATAGCGCTTCAAGGCTTTCGTCCTTGAACGTTGTCATCGGAATTAACTCCTGCAACGTTTTTATCGCCCCATTATCAGGGGTCAAATCTTTAAAAGTTCCCATAATAACCTAAACAATCTCTTAATATTACCTATTTCCTTTTTCGCTTTTCAGCCTCATGGGCTTTCGCTCTCTCTTTCCTCTCCCTTAATTCCTTTTCAAGGACGTTTTCCTCTGCTACCTGCTCTTTCTTTCTAGCCAGATTTGGTTTAGGTGGCACATAATTGCTAGTCGTCACTCTGTCAAGCCATTGTTTGCCCCCTGCCGCTTTAACTTGGGCTAGAATAGCAGACTCCTCGTCGCTTTTTCCCTTCGCTCTTTCTGATTCCAGCTCCGCTGTAAGTCGAGCAATCTCAGCTTTAAGTGCTTCCACATCTTCGCCTCCATCAGGGACAGCTTCACGAATCTCGGTAATCACGCCGTCAGATACGATAATCGTTCTCCCATCGGGCATCAACCATTCCCCGTCAGGGCTGGCGGCATCACCTACCTCCGGGTCTCCTTTTTCTCGCTCTACTGTCAATACTTGCCCGTCCTCAGTTTGTAGCTCGATGTCTTTTGCACCTGACAAACCGAGTGCTTGCGCCAACACATTCAGCGCATCTTTCAGATTCTTTTTACTCATGTTTTTTTTATTTTTGTTTGTATTGGAAATAGCCGAAATCGGCTCGATTATTTCCGTTATGAATCCCAAATCCTTAGCTTCCTGCATGCTTATATAGCGTTCCTCTTTCATCAGAGTGGAGAGAACTTCCCTATCAGCCCCCGTGCGCTCTACATAGAAGTCAAGAATCTTATTATCCTCCGACCTCAAATCATTAGCTTTGGCTTCCAGTTCTTCCGCCGTGGCATTCTCTATATAAAAATCACAGAAGCGGGTATTGTGAATCAGAAGCCTCTGGTTCTTATATCCTTTACGTACCGAACCTGCGAGCAGGACTATCGTCGCCATAGAGGCGCACACTCCGTCAACCACCGTTATGTATAACTAAATGAGTTAACGTTTGCAAATCAACATGTAACAAACGTTCAAATTATATCGTACTGAAACATTGCAGAAACATTTTGCATTTTTCCCTCATCGATGAGGAGCAAATCCGAGCCCTCTGTTTCACAGCCCGCCGCCCAGATTGACGACGGGGTTGCCATTGACTGAACATTTTACTGAATAATAGATTCTCCGCACTGGGTTGTTACCAAAAACTGAACATCAAAGGATTTTGGTGTATGTTTATCCATACTTAAAAAGGTCTCATATAGCATTTTAAGATAGAAAAACGCATTTGCATAGTCAGTTGGATATATAACTTCATCGTCATCAAGAACCTTGCGAGTAATAAGGTCGGATATTATCATGGAAATTTTTGCTATTTGTTCACACCACGACCGAGGATCGTCGTAAACAAACAGTTCTAACAGCTTTTGAACATTATACTTGTTTACGCCTTTACACAATCGTTGTAAACTACTTATTTCATCATTATCTATAACTTCCCTTTTAATCCTATCGTCTGCCATAGATAGCCTAACTTCGAGCATATTTGCCCGTTCCCGTTCCTTTTCTGCTTCCTTGCGGAATTGTTCAACCCCTATAAGAGCATCTCTTAAAGACTGTGTTAATTGTTCATTTGTGTTTAGTAAATCCTCTACTGTGGTTTTCTGTTCTAATTCGTTTGTTTCCATATAATAAAAAGTTTATTGTTTAACCTATGTTTGAAATAGCGGGAATCCTCCCGGACACGTCCGCTACCGACGGACTGGGTTACTTTCGCAAGCAAAACAATCCCTACAACAATAAAAAAAATGGTAAGCCCTATTAAGGTAGGGCAACCCCGGAGCGGATAAACCGCCCCTTTTAACTACATACTTCTACCAAGTTCGCCCGCTTAAAAGAGCGATATTCCTGTCTCTCGGTGTCATAGTACGTTTGCAACGTCTCATTTGCCTTTCTTCCTGTGCCCTGTGTCGGCGGTAGTATAGACTCTTTCAGTGTCCCGTATGCCTCTCTAATCGTCCCGTCTACCTTGCGGAAATAAAACCGCACGATCCGATGTTTCATTTGCGCTCTCAACTTCATATTTGCCCATGCCGTTTTGAGAGCCTCCGACATCGTATATCCGTTACGTTTTACAAACTGCCATGCAAGGCTCATAATCTCGCTTAATTGTGTTCTGTTCTGTGTACTCATATCTTTATTTATTTTGTTGGTCTCTATTAAAGTGGACCGGTTTTTGTTTGCCCCGTGACCGGTCCACCGTCTCATGCTGTTTTGGAAGAGCACGTGTATTTGGTGTATCAATCTCCGCAATAACGCCCGCTTTGGCTTCTGTAATACTCCGTTATCCCTCTTTCCATTGCTGCGTCAAATACAACCGGTTCGGGCTTTTGTGCGGGTTCCGACTTCTTCATCAAACGGCGAGCCTCTTTTTCCGCTTTGCGGGCTTCCGCTTTCATCTTAAACCATGCGTTTCTCAAACAAGCACTGAACGACTGGCAGAACTCTCGGCCGAGAACCGAGATAGAGCGTTTATACATTGACCATGCCATTTTGAAAAGTTGCGATTTGTCGATTTTAGTTTTCATATCCTTGTTTGTTTTTGTTTGATGTGACAAATGTATAGTTAAAACTAACGTTATGCAAATCATTCGTTAGCTTTAACTAATATTTAACACAAAACAAACATTCAGTTAAACTACGTCAAATTATAATTATTGAGTAGTTATTTCTAAATTATATATTATTTATACTTATCTTTGCCGTTAGTAATAACTAAACATTATTTTATGGATATTAAATCAGTAATTAAAATGCATGGCTATACTATTGAACGTATAGCGAACGAATGGGAGAGTAAACACGGCAAGTCAATAACTCGTGGCGCATTATCTCAATCTATTAACAATAATCCAACTATCGACACGCTACAAAGAATTGCCGATGTAATAGGATGCAGCGTCGGGGATTTTTTTGCGGACGAGTTAAGTAATACAATAGTTTGCCCTAAATGTGGAACCAAGTTAAAGGTAACCGAGTCAAAAGATTAAGCCATGAACGAGGAAATAACAAAGCTATTACTTCAATGCGACACGTTGAAAGCCCGTTTGTTGGGGCTGCGCCCATTACCGCCCGACGCCCTGCAAAAGATAGAGAATGCGTTTGCCATTGAATACACCTATGAAAGCAACCGGATCGAGGGAAATACGCTCACACTGCAAGAAACGGAGTTAGTAGTGAACGAGGGGGTTACTATCGCCGGAAAGTCAATGCGGGAGCACCTTGAAGCGATTAACCACGTTGAGGCGATAGACTACATAAAGGACTTTGCAAAGGGAGGTATGGAAATATCGGAGCGCACAATAAAGGAAATACACGCTATTGTGCTACATGGCATAGACCGAGAGAATGCTGGACGTTATCGGGGCGTGCCTGTTATGATTTCGGGAAGTACACATGTCCCTCCACAGCCGTATTTGATACAGCCACAAATGGAGGCTTTTATGACAAGGTTTGCCGAAATGGAGGAGCAAAGCATTCACCCGGTGCTCATTGCGGCTTACCTTCATGATGAGTTGGTACGCATACACCCGTTTATAGACGGGAACGGGCGCACATCTCGGCTTCTGATGAACTTATACTTACTCCGCAACGGTTATACGCTGGTAAATCTCAAAGGCAGCAATGAGGTCAAAATAAGCTATTACAAGGCATTGGAAGCCTCTCATACGGAGAACAACCCGACAGAGTTCCAAAAGGTCGTTATACGGGCTGAAATAGAATCTTTAAGCCGGTATCTCTCGATTGTAGGATAGTATTGTCTGAATTTGAATTAAAGAGAAATAAAATTTTTATTACATTTGAGCATTCATTTCAACTTAAAAAATCGTATCATGAAAAAATTATGCTTCTTGTTTGTGCTTGCTTCACTTATAGGCTGCACATCAACCCCGCAAACGAACAAACAGGAACAAAAACAAGCCGATTCACCCAAAAACGAACTCCCCAAAATAAACAAGGACAAAGGCGAGTATGGCATTTGGAAAGTCACATATTACGTTGACGACTTTGGAGAACCGACAAAAGAGGGATATGTATTTACCCGTTGCACCGGAAAATTCAGCAATTCAGCAACCACAAACTCAGAGTTAGGTGTTGAGTTTATAATTGATGAATCGAATATTCACATACCTTTGTATGAATACAACAGGAACCACCCCGTAAAAGGCTATTTAGACACATTCCAATTCAAAGCAAAGAGAAGCGACGGGGAAATTTTGGAATTTGAAACTCTTAACGACGAGTATGGATATAATTCTGTACGCACAAAATATATACAAAAACTAAAAGCCTTCTTACAACAGGGTAAGGGAGAAGTTAAATTTATTGCTGAATGTAGGGAATCTAATTTGTTAAGTCAGTATGAATTTACATTGAAGGATATATCGTACTTGTCGGAGGCTCTTGCAGCCATAAAAAAGACCGAATAGGATATATACCACAGAGACATTTAGGGGGTATGCCCAAAATTGGCTACCCCCTTCTTTTATCCCTCATCGATGAGCGTAAAATAGTGTGGAAAATTTTCCTCATTATTTTACACGATATAGCCTATTTTCGTATAGTTGTGGAAGATTTTCCGCACTTTGCCCATATCCATAATTTGCCCCTCATCGATCGACCGTTATAAACACGCAATTTCATGCGTATTATTTAGCCCGATTGCATTTCTATTAGACTGGCAAAATATGTTTTATAACATGTTTTAGATTGCATTGATGTGTCCGCAAAATATCCTTTACATTGATTTTAAGCCATTTTACAAACTTACGGAGCCTTAAATACCCGTTTCCCCGGTATTATGCTTTTACATATACCATTTTTGGGGTATGTAAAATACATCTTGATGAGGTGTGTAGTTAAACATTTGATTTATTGGTTTTTCGGAATTCCGACAGGGCATTTATAAACTCTACCGCTTGCCGGCAACAAAGGCGTAAAAAATATTCCGTTTTCCGGCAACATTTTATATTAAAATATTCCATTTGTTTGCGCTCAAAATTGGGCTGAAACTGATAACCAGTATTTTAGTTAAAGCGGAAAATTCCGCTCAAACTGATAATCAACATGTTAAGTATAGCGGAAAATCCCGCCGTATTCAATAATACAAAATTGTGCAATTCCCTTTTTTATTGCATCGGAAAAATCGGACGTTTTATGCTAACACTCAAATCTAAATAGGGGAAATTCCCCCCATTTAAAGCAAAAGGATTTGTTAAATCCGTAGATTTTACGGAATAAAAAAAAGTCCTTTTAAATCCCCAAAAAAGGGGTATTTATAAAACGGCACAAATATTTGAGTTATAAGAGCGTTTCTATATTTATTTGATAGTTATATCGGGAAAGAGGCAAAAACACCAGAGGAGCGACAAAAACGGCAAAATCTTGAATATTTAGAGAGGTACAAAACATAGGGAAACGCCCCACCCCATTAGATCGTATTCGAGTCACTCTATAACGGACTCCATTTTTTTTACAATGTAGTAAAATTGCCTCGGCTTTATGTTATATTCCTCGCTCAATTTCTCGGCGATATACGTTACTTTCAAACAATCCCTTTTCATCGTTAGGAAACGTTTGTACATATCAAGGTATCGAACATCGTCCAGCCTAACACCGGCACGCCTCATCGCCTCCAATACAGGACGGCTTATTTCCATACATTCGTGTACTTTCATTACATTCTCAAAAAAAGCCCCCTATTGCTTGGCGCACATCGGCAGAAAAAACCGTGCTTGTGTTTCCACCACCATACAAAAGGGGGCTCTTGGTTTAGCAAATAAAGAGATTACAATTAAATACAAATATACAAATTTCACATCAAACCGACTAATCGGCGATGTCATCTTCACTGTTGGCTATCGGTGGTGTACCTTCTTTATGTACAACAGATATTTTAAATCCGCCTACACTCTCATCGACAGAAAGCCTGTTATCCTGTTTATTTTTCCAATTTTCAGGGTCTAAGTTCGTCAAAGCAAATATAAGTGCGCCAGTATCTGGGGGGAAGTGCTTCGTCGTTTTACTTGACTTTACAAGCACTTCCCCCCCGTCCTTTAAAGTTCTATATTCATTTTTAGACTCTTCAATCTCATAACCGGCAGCACGCTTCCAAAGTGATTGCTCCAACGCTTGAACGATAGTTTCACGAAACTCTCTCCGGGCTTTCTTCAAAGCCTCGGCAAACTCCGGCTTATCCCTTTGCCAACGATAGAACGTATCTCGAATAATACCGGCTTTCTTACAGGCCATTTTTACGGTATCGCCTTCCCGAATATAACTTATCACCTCATCTTTAACTTCATTGTATTTTCCTCTTTCCATACCCCTATTTTTTTATAAAGATACACAATATTCTAATTATTTCCAATCGTTTACAATAACAACTTCAACAATTCACACTCTGAATAATCACCTTGCGACTTTATAGAGATAATAGCGAAGAATGCCGCATATCGCTCTATATATACAGGTATCGTGTAATCGAGGTTTTTCAAATCTATCTCAGTAAGCCTGAATGTGTCCTTAATCACAAACGGCGACTTGATGAGGTCTTGATAAGAAGACAAGCCGAAACGTGATACCCGGTTTTGAAATTTAAGGTCTGAAAAGTCCAAACGGGCATCCTCCTTGCCTTGACTGTCAAAAGAGATTACAAGCTGCATAATCCTGTCTCCGCAATCTTCAAGCTCCACGATCGTACCGTCGTCACTCCATTTGAAATATGGAACAGCCCTCATGTCCCCATTGTCACCCCCGGCAGTATAAGGGAGTTTCAATAAGTCTTTTTCATAGTCGAGAGTCTTATTTTGTACAACCATATAGCCGTCTGCACTCTTGGCGTTCTCGTTCTCCTCATAACGGAAATAGTTCTTCTGTGCAAAGTCCCCAAACGTGTACGAGGTCTCTTTGGCCGTCCACCCTATCGGTACTAATTTCTTACTCCAATCGACCGCCTTGTCTCTATTATCTATTATCTTGCTTACAGGTATGAAAGAGACACCGGTATCGCTTTTTATGGCGAACAACCCGAACAGCCAACATATTTGCTTTATAAAATCGACTACCGATATATCCGGCAGGTTCGAGCCGATCGGATAGACTCCACCATAAGCAACATCTTCGGTTATATCCGGGTCGGTTATCTTCACATAGCTTTTGATTGTCCCTAATCTATAAGTCGAAGTTATTTGCATCTCAATATCGCTATATCCTTCCAATCTGAAAGGCATACTACCTTTATATCTGCAAACTCCCAGTTCATCGGCTTTAAGATAATATATACCCAAAACATGAGATGAATTATAAACCATGACTTCAACCGCAGTTTTACCGGCCGGGGCGGTCGTCGATATACACAAATCCAACTCCCAGTCTTTCCAGTTACTCGTATTGTGAATAATTATATTATTCCAATCGTGACCCGTGATAATCCGTATATTCTGAATCGCATTTACTTGCCTCAACTGAACCCCTCGTGTATCTTCGTCAATTCCCGTTATTTCCGCTTCAAACCAGTTGTATTTGGGATTTGCTTTCTGTGAGATGAGGGGCAAGTACAACAGTTCTATATATTGCTTATAGCTGCCCCAATCCATTGTAAGACCGTAATATGAGGCTATTTCTTCCAACAGCCTCATGCAATTTACGGACGGGTGTATAAATATCTTGTCCCGGTTGGAATCTACATCTATGCCCGCATTATGACGGATATAACCGTGTGACAGTTGACCGTCAACCAGTCCGTTGTCGTAGGTCGTAGAGCTATTCCACGGCAAAGCCATATCGGCAAACTCCTGTATGCTTTTATCATCGTTCATGAGCTGAATAAATTTCTCACTCATTCCCCAAGTCAAGGCCACATTAAAGCCGTCTTCGCTACACGATATAAGAACAGCTTTTGCATCGAACAGTTTTAACCCATTCCTGTAATACTCCGCATTGAAATAGTCCCTCATCATGTAGCTCTCATGCCCGGCAACATCGGGAAATTCCAACAGCCGTATATTCTTATCCGTCCTCGGTAGGGTTATCGTATAACTGTTAGAGGCTGTTATCTTGGAAATGTCCCCCAACAAATTGCTCTTGAAATTGAGTGTTATCTCATCGTCTCTCAAATCGACTCTTTCACCCTTGATATATAGTTCTTCTTTCATATCCTTGTTATTAAATTTAACATTGCCTTATATGCCTTTTAGCCCGTTTGAGAGCGTTTCTTTGTTCCCGTGCAGATTTACCGCCAAGACAAAGAAACACCCTAAAATCGGCTTATTTTTACGCTCTACCGGTCGCCCAAATTCTCTACCACATTAACCTGTGAGCCAACCTTGTTAATCTCCGTTACGGAAACGACCGGTTGAATCCCTTTTACTCCTTTGGCAACAGCCCTCGCAATCATATCCTCGCCCATTGCTTGGCTGCCCTTTTCCACCACAATAGGCACACCTCCGCCCGCTTGATTCATGTACGACAATATCGGGGCGAACATGGAGGTCGCTCTCGCCGTCATAACGCTCTCACCGTTAGACAACATGGCGGGTATGCTGTCGCTTGTTCCCGTGCCGGATCCTTCTACAAGGCCGCCTTTGGCAAACTTGGCCGAGTTGATTATGCCGATAGCGGTTGTCATATTGGAGATAATTTGAACAATCCCGGCTGCTGACTCTGCTATCCCGGCTATTCCTTTCCATGCGTTTGCCGATGTCAGTTTGGCGATTGCCTTTCCTGTTTCTATGGCTATCTCGGCGAGGGCTAATGTCTTTGACAATATCAAAAACGCCTTGTTGCTCTCTCCAAGCTGCTCAAATAACCCCGATAGAGCTCCCGTAATCTGTGAAGCCGCATCCAGTTTCGCCTGTTCTATTTCTATTTCCCTCTGGGCAAGTTCCTCTTTGGCATCCAAATATTCCTGCTGGGCTTCGAGTTGTCGGGCTTTGAACTCGGCATCGCTTTCTCCCTCTAACTGCTGTAAGGTGTCAAGCCGTTTCTTAGCATTTTCAAGCTCGACTTGCAGCTCATCTTCTCCGGCTATCTTGGCTTCTGCTAACCTGTTGGACAGTTCGAGCTCAAATGCTTTCATGGCTTTCTCCTGTTTTTCCCGCTCATGCTCCGATGTCATTTCGTCGAGCTTCTTTTGATAACGAGCCTCGATTAGCTTTTTCTGCTCGGCTGTAAGCTCGGTATTGGATAGCTCTATCTCCATTTCCTTTTTGAGCAACTTGGCTTTCAAATCGTACTCTTGATAATCGCCTTCCGTGGCAAGTTCGAGTTTCTGCCGTATGTAGTCGGCCTCTTGCTGCAACTGGTCCCTCATCTCTTTTTCATTCACCTTAGCGAGGTCGGCGGTACGCTTTTTATTCAGTCGGTCGATAGTCTCGTTTACGGCGGCTTTGGCTTTGGGGGTCAAATTTTTTTCGGTTTCAAGGTATCTTTTCAAGTCCTCGATTTGGTCGTCATAGCTTGCGTTTATGGCGGCTCGCTGCTTTTCCGCACTGTCCTCGATGAGCGAGTTCTCTGCGTCTCTGAGGGCTCGCAAGGCGGTTATTTCCTTCTTCTGGCGTTCCTGTAACAACTTCATTCTTTTCTCGTTTTCTTCCCTCTCCTGACGGGTTGTTTCTTCCTGCTGCTTCTTCTTCCATTTATTTTGAAAGTCCAAAGCCGCCTTCTGTGAAGGTGTTAACCTGTTCGGGTCGGTATCGTTGAGAATCTCCTCCTTTGGCTCTTGAATGGTAAACGTCGGCTTGCCTTTAAGTCCGTCCATGAGCCCCCCGACAAAATCGAACATTCCCTTTACCCTCTTTATCTGGGAGTTTATCGTTTTAACTATGTCCGTCATGGTCGCATTCCAACCCGTTTTTATCTTGGTTTGCAACGCCTCGAACGTGCCCCCGGTTATGTCTGCAAATTCCGATATGGCGTTTTGAAGCTCTATTTCAGAATCTATTCGTGCCCTCTGCAAATCTCCGAGCTCGCCCGATTTTTTCATCACGGTTTGCATGCTCGTATCTATGTCCTTCAAGGTTTTCAGATATTGGAGCCCGGCATCCTCTCCCTCTCCTCCGAAAATGTCGGCTATCGCAGCTCCAACGGCGGCGGAGTTTTCCGGAAGTTCTCCAAGTCTGGCCGATATTTCCCGGATAACATCGAATATCGTTTTGCTTCCGCTTACAAGCTCCTTTTGTACCTGCTTCGAGTCTAAGCCTATATTTTCCAACGCCGTTGACGTGGCGGTCGTCATTTCCCGCAATCGGATCGTCGCCTCCTTGATTGCGTCGATACCCTTGTCGGAAAACAGGCCGTCTTTGTTCGTCTGGCTGACTATGGCAATAAATTCATCGGCATTCAATCCGGCCTCTTTGAAGAATGTCGAGTATTCTCGGACGTTTTGTAAAAACTCTCCCGATACGTCCGCACCGGAGATAAGACCTTCTTTCAGCAAGGAAACAGCCTCATCGGTAGATATGCCGAACTGCCTCGTCAAGGCGTTGGCCGTGTTCAGTGTCTCCCGGAAATCTTTCCCGAATGTGTCCGATATGGCTTGTACCTCGTTTCTGAACTGTTTTAGCTCGTTCCCCGACAAACCCGTCAACTGCTTTGTCAATCGGGTTGCCTCCACCAGTCCGGCGTTATAGTCATACCACCATTTGAAGGCCGAGCCGACACCGACAATGCCGGCGACTGCCATAAATGAGGGGCTCTTGATGAGGGACAAAAGGGTCTTGCCAAAGGCTTTTATCTTCGTCGTCGCCCCCGTGCCGCCTTCCGCTATCTCAAACAGGGTTTTGGCAAAGTCGGAATTTAAGCCGATAGCCTCCTTTATGGCATTGTCATAATTGCCGACGTTCCTGTAATACCGTCCGGTTTCCTCCTCCGCTCCTTTCAACGCTTTGGTTACACCGTTTATCTTATCTTCAAGCCTCTTGCCTTTGGTAGCTTCCCGCTCGGCTTGGCTCAATCGGTCGTACTCGGCCGTAAGGTTAGAGAGGGCTGCCCGCAACTGTTTCAAAGACCCTTTTTGTTCCTCCTCGATTCGGAGGTTGTTTTGTATCTCTTTCCGCAGGGCTCGCACTTTGAATGCGCTTTGCTCGATTTGGGTACGGTATTCCTCCATTCCCTTTCTATACTCCTCCTCGCTAATCGCTCCCTCCTTGAAAGCCTCGGTTAATTCCGTCTGCTTTTTTTTGAGCTCGTCGATTTTTTTCTGACTCTCGACAATCTTCCGTATTGCCTTCTCGTTGTTCACTTGGATTTTTACTCCGATAAGAATTTCTTTGTTATTACTCATTTCTTTATTTATTTGGTTAGTTAATTTAACATGCTTATGTCTCTAAAATAAAATTTTCCTTCCGGGCTTACTATAACCCATTCCGGGACTCGGCCTATCCGGGCTAAATATTGCTTAAACCCTTGTATATTTTCAAGGAAATGTGTAACGGATCGGTAACCGTTTGCTTGGGCGAAATTGTCGTCGACCTTAATTTCAACCACATTGCCCGGTTTCCAGTGCCGGAACGTTATCGGATAGCCGCAAATATGCTTAACGACAATCCGGTAATTGCAATCTTCTTTTATGACTTCCATAGCTTGAATATTTAATTATATCACAAATGTCTCTCTCGCTTATTTATTTTCGATTTGCGGGGGTTTCTCCTTGAAAACGATAAATTATACCAACCAAGAAAGAAACGCTCTTAAATCGCCTTATTTTCTATTCGCTCAATATCTCTACCTCAAAACCGAGAGCCCGGAGTTCTTTTATCCGATACTCCTGCAATGGTCTCGGCCTTTCTCCGGGGCGTTTGACTTCGATAAACGATGCCTTTCCGCCTTTCAACGTCATAAGGTCGGGAAATCCGGGGCGATTGGTTATGCCCAGCTTCACCACGAGATAGCCCCGTTCCGTATAGCGGTTTATTATTTCACGTTGTATGTCTCTTTCAAGCCTCGCCCTGCTCATATACCGCCGTGTTTTTTTCTGTACCACGCTGTCGTGAAATCCCGTTTTGCCGTCACCGCTTCGTAAATATCTGCATCTATGCCTCCCCGACTGAAAAAGAAACAGCACGGGGCGGGATTCCTGCGCTCCCTGCTTTGGATCCTGTTCCTCGTCTGTTCATAGGATAAATAAGAATACGCCATAGAATAGAAAACTATCGCTTCGGCCGTATCAAGGCGTATGCCCTCACGGGCGGAGACCAGTTGCCCCAAAAATGTCTTGCTTTCCTCCTGTTGGAACGTTTCGGGGCTGTCCGTCCAGTTATCGAACACCCGCCGCAATAGTTCCCCCTCCGCCTTGAAAAGATAATACACGGCGATTTTACGCCCTTTGAAAAGCCGCTTTATGTATTCCGCTTTCGTGGTGTCTATGATATGAGATTTTCCCTCCTCGTCTATCACCGTGCCGCCTCCAATCTGATGTATCTTTGACAATAGTTTGGAGGGGGTGTCTCCCAATATTACGGAATTGCCGAGTCTCGCTATCCGGTTACGCTGCAATTCGGAGATGAGGCGGGCGGAAGCTGCGGGAAGTGGGACGAGCCATTTGTAATCGGTCGCCTCGCTCTCAAATCCTGCTTCCTCTTGCGTGAATGAAATCCAAAACGGGTCTATGAAACGCCGTATATCTTCGATGCATGCATCTGTGTAATCGTTCACGGTATAGCCGTTTATACGCCTTTGTGTGACATGGACGAAATCACGGGCAAAGGCATAAAAATTCTTATATCCTCCGAAAGGGCTGTAACTGCTTACATATAGTTGGTGGTATATTTGCGAATAGCTTTCGGGAGTGGGCGTGCCGGACAAGAATATGACGGGGAGACCTCGGCAGACTGCCTTTATTGCCTGCGTCCGATTGGACGGCTTCGGGAATGTTCCGAGGCGGTGCGCCTCATCGATAATCGCCAAATCGAAGCCTGTCCCTGCCTTGTGTATGCTCTCATGGTTTATCACGGTAATGTCAAACGTGAATCCGCCTTTATCGTAATCGGATTCTATGCTCCCTATCGCTTTCTTGGTCGTTGCGAACAGCACCTTTTTAGCTCCTGTCACTTGTGCCGCCGACAATGCCGTTAACGTCTTACCCGTGCGTACCTCCATAGCGAGATAGGCGATTTTGTAGTTATCCAGTGCCCGAACGGCTTCCGATACTATCCGTTTCTGGTAATCTCTCAATTCTATCATATCAAAACCTCCTTTTTGAAATGTTCTTCACCCGTGCGCCTCTCTATATGCGCCCTCGTGTGTCCTTGCGTCGATCCGCTTCTCACCGATTCGTATTCCTCTACGCTCTTATATACCGTGAATGTAGCCCCGTCCGGGGGGGTCGGTATGTATAAATGCCCGGTGTCGTCGATGTAGGCTTTTATTCCTGCTCCCGATGAGGCTGTTTCAGTGTATTGCCTTCTATCCGCTCTTAATTGTTCCCCCGGCGGCGTTTCCCTCAAAAGGAAATCGGCAATATCTAAACCTGCCTCCGACTCCTCCCGTGTGGCTCTCCGCTCCAATAAATCGCTTAC